CACGCTTTCCCGCAGTCACGATCACCCCCCGCCCTCTTTCTCTCACCGGTGCTTCGGTCGCGACAGTTACTCGCGCGACTTGCACACTAGGTCTGACCCCGACCTCTCTCTCGCTCACACCTCAGAGCTCCATGGTTACTTCTCGGCGAACGTACATTCGGAACCTTCCGTCTTACGGGAAGGGTAATTACCCGATGCAGAGATCCATGCACACCCGATTTTGGCCGACCTGGAGATGACATTTAACCCCTCAGGGGAGTGTCGCTACACAGAGCTACGATCGAGGACAAGCTAGGTGGAGGTTGCTGTTACTCCAACACCCACACCGGCCAGTCCGAGGACGGAGGACTCCCGTTAAACGAGTCCACCCGTGTGGTACCGAAACGCAATAGTTTCGTACCCTGCGCGACGCCAACCCGCGCAACTACCCTCCCACAGCCTCCTCGTATGTTGGCAAGGAGCAGCGAAAGCTATCCGTCCGGAACATGCACTCGGAAACGACACGATAGAACAATCGTGTAGTGTTTCTCTTGACAACCGGACCAGTGAATTGCTGGCACACTTCTTTACGAGACGGCCTGGAAACCCCCAGGCTCCCCCCACCTCCGAACCGAAAGGCAAACTCTCTGTCACTGCACGACATCGCGGCGACCAGGTCTCCTCGGAGATCCAGGTCAGAAGTCCACCGAGTGGATGCGATTGAATACCGGATGGCAGCTGATACCTTATCGGCCGGGGTGAAACCGACACTCCACTTCCAGGAAGCTGTTTCGCATGAAGACAGTTCCGTCACAACGCCGTCAACGAACTCGTTAGGCACCTCCGAGACCAGGTCCGGAGGCAAGCAAACCGAGTGAGCGACAGGCGCTGGCGGAACATCTCCACAGATGCGATCAGCCCCTAGAAGTCCATAGACCCTCGAAAGACGATGCGAGAGGGCACTTCTAAAGCCGAGAGACGGCATGGAAAATGCAGAACTCATCAACTCACCGAGATGAGCTTCAAAGAATGCACGACCAGCCCGCCAACGAACGGCTCCTTCAATGCCCTTCACAAAGTCGGAAAACGACTTTCCAAGTGATCCAGGGTATTCCGCCGGGCGCAGCATCCCGAACCGCAACGTGGGCACGACTACAAGCTCCCCGTCCTTCCACTCAAAGAGAGTAGAATTCAGGGTACCGTAGTCAGGTGCTACAGACGTTTTGGTCCGTTCAACGACGAGCCCAAGACGGCCAACAGTCTCCATCCACACCTGGGAGACGGACTCGGACGACTGAAAGAGGATGTCGTCCCCGTTGATAAGAACGGGGATCACTTCTTTGACAGATCGAGTCGACCAGCGAAACGCGAGGTAGTTTTGAAGGCACAGAAGTGGGAAGCTGAGGTAGCTACCCATCATCTGGCCCTTTCGCGGAACACCAACCGACGAGCCGGTCTCGAGGATGAGGTCCTCGACCCACTCCTCGCGGGAGCGGTAGAGGAAGGGACGACACGCGCTCTTGGCGAACTCGCGGATGTTCGGAGGAACAACCGCGGCATTTTCAAGCATCGCCTCGATGGCACACTCCATAACCTCGATCGAAAGGTTATCGGTGGCACTAGCGTAATCCCCGGAGGTAAGAAGGCCGCCGAGGTTCTCTCTGAACCCAGCACGGCGGAGTGAGTCGGAGGTAACATCGCCTCGGCTCAACCACTTCTGCTTTGACAGACGATTGTAGATCGTCTTATGTAGAGGGCGCAAGAAGGCGCCATCTGAC